AGGTATATATGTATAACATAGTAGATATGTATGCACATTGCGAGTATAGCGGCGATAATATAAATAATAAAGAGAAATGGGGCCAGCTATCACCTTGGCCCCGTCCGTCAGTTAAAGATTAATCAGATGTTGGAGTTGGAAGCTTAATCTCTTCCTCGTCCTCATCCACAAATATTGCAGGCAAACCTTCACCTACACATTGCTGATTGATATTAATAAGGTCAGCCCTTAATGCGCTCATGATGTCACGCTTAGATGCCACTGATACACCCATGACATATGTACGCTTCATACCAGCCTTGAATGACTGCTCAAGTGCAGACTTTCTACGATTAGCAGCTAACTCTTTATACCATTCACGTCTGGCCTTCTGCTCTTTAGTGAGCGATGATACTGAAACTAAACTCATAATGATTGCTCCTTTGTGTGAGTTTGATTGAGTAAATTATTATTAATGAATTCTAAATGAATGAAATTCAACTGAAATTCCTATATAGGAAATCCCCTAACTAGGGGTCGGGATGGGATAAAAGGTTGTATTTCAAAATCCTACAATTTTTTTAGTAAATATAACTTGGGCAAAATTGACATATGTATTAGATTAAAGGGTGGTAGGGTAGGGAAAAAAGAAATGTATAAAAAAGTTATTATGGCAGATTTCATAGAAGAACTATCAGAATTACCGATGGAAACCCAAGAAGCAGTTTTAAAAAATCTGTCGGAAAAAATGATACCAGTAGAAATAGAAGGGAGTGTTTTTATGGTTCACGAAGAAGTGTCCAAATTGATAGATAATTTAGTTATGCAAATAAGGGAACTAAAAGTAGAGAAAGCAAGTTGGCGGAACAGAGAGTAATAAAAAACGTCGCTCATTACGTCTATGAAGATTTAGACGAATTTAAAAAAACTCACCCAAATACAATAGTCCATCCAGATTGGAGAAAGGCAAATGAAGGGGATTGGGTGTACTCTGATGATGACAGAATAGTACAGTTACTAAAAGTATCGAATGAGGTCAAGCATCACTCAGATAGAAAGAACTATAAATTTGCAAAAGGATGGGTAAGGACTGTTGTCGGAAGCTTCCTTAATAGAGAAAACGTCAAAATGGATACAGACTTTGATAATCATCCCAACAGATATACATTCTCTACCAATATAAAGAATACTTCTAATAGAGTATATAAGAGAAAAGATGCTACGAATAAAGAAAAAGAATTTGCAACGAATGTTGTTGTTGGAATGGGAGCAGTTGATGCATACAAAAAAGCGTATTCAGAAATGGATAATCAAAAAGCTAGGAAAAAAGCAACAATACTACTAAAACAGGAAAGGGTTATGAAAGAAATAGAGAAAGGTGTATTAGATGTTGCCAAAGGACTTGGTATAGACCATGAGTATATACTAGGAAAATTAAAAAATCTTGCTGATTACAGTGAAGATGACAATATCATACTCCAATCAACTAAGGAATTAGGAAAAATAGTTGGCACTTCAGGCAATACAATAAAACAAAAAGAGATGGGATTACTTGGAGTGTTTCAAGGTTTCTCATCTGAGCAATTAGAAGGTGCGGAAAGAAAAGAAATAACCGGGGGATTAAATGGGCAAAACATTTCAGTCGACAAAAAAGAAAGTTGATGAATTTAGAACGGATGATGATGGCAATATAATATCGTGTCCAAAATGCGGTGCAAGGTCTATGAGGAAAGATGGATTTTCTCATCGTTCTAATTCAAAAAAACAACAATGGGTATGCACTGCTTGTGGAAGAAAAACCCTAAATCCAATAATATTACAAGAAGCTCCCTTCATAATAAAGAATAGGGAAAAAATAGATTCTATGCCAATAGAAGAAATAATAGAGCATAGAAAAAAACAATATGATTATAAAATAGGGTCTAGGGATAGTAGGAAATTAATAAATATACATATAAATGTAGATGGGCCTATTGGGATTGCTCATTTTGGAGACCCTCACGTTGATGATGATGGAACTGATTTGTCTCAAATAATACATTGGATGAATGTAATTAACAATACGGATGGAATGTTCGCAGGTAATTTAGGGGATATTCAAAATAATTGGATAGGAAGATTAGCAGCCTTGTATGGACAACAATCAACATCTGCAAAAGAATCGTGGAGATTGTCGGAATACTTTGTTAATAAATTAGACTGGCTTTATCTAGTAGCTGGTAATCATGATGTCTGGAGTGGAGATGGAGACCCTTTAGAATTTATAATGAGAGACCATAAAGGAATTTATCAAAGATGGGGAGCGAGGATGAATCTTATTTTCCCAAATGGAAAGGAGATAAGAATAAATGCGAGGCACACTTTTAAAGGTAATAGTATCTGGAATACTGCTCATGGTGTTGCTCGTGCAGCTCAAACTGGCTGGTCTGACCATATTCTTACTTGCGGACATACTCATGTTTCTGGTTATCAGGTGATAAAAAATCCTTCCAATGGATTAATAAGTCATGCATTGCAAGTAGCCTCGTTTAAAATAATAGATAATTATGCAGATAAATTAGGGTTAGATGATAAAAATATATTTAATTGTCCAGTTACAATTATTGACCCGAGGTATGATGACCATGATAATAGATTAATTACTACAATATTTAACCCAGAAACAGCTTCAGAATATTTAAAATATCTAAGGAGTAAATAGCTTAAATTATGAAACAGAAAAAAACATATAGTAAGCATGATTTAAAAAGAAATATTAAAGAATTAGAAAGGTATGTCTTTTTTATTACTGAGAGAATAAGAAAGTTTGAAACTGTTTTTAATGATTTTATTGAAATGCAAAAACTAGAAGATAAATTTACAGAGTATTTAGATGGAAAATATAAACAATCAGAAGAAGAAGAATAATCAAGTATTTAATTTAGTAAAAGAATCAGATAGCAAAGTTGACCTAGTTCATGACTCTTATACTAAAAAAGCTCGTAATCTTAGAAAGGGACATACTTTAAAATGGACTGACCACGAAGGAAAAAAGGGTGAATCTACTTTGAGAATGGCTTCTGAATTTAAAGATGGCAAGTGGGTTGCTTTCCCAACTTTATATAGAGAAAAAAATGGGAAATGGAAAGATTATATGGATGGAGTTCCAAAAAGAGGTGAACCGGGGTATAGTAAAGAAAAAGAATGGTCTGCTATAAATGCTGCTTACGAAAGGGCTAAGAAGGATAAAGAGGTATTTGATTTCGGAGAAGATAAGGATAAAGCTATAAATTTTGGACTTGGCAGTTGGAAACCTTAAATGAATATAAATTCTCAAAATGTATCTCAAGCTGAAGAGACTCTAAGACTAGCAAGTAAAGACCTTATTTCTTTTGGAAAGTTGTTTCTCCCAGATGATTTTCTAAGGTCAGAAACTCCATTCTTTCATTATGAGGTCGCAGATGCTATTGATGATAAGAATGTAAAACAAACTGCAATCATTATTCCACGTGGTCATGGCAAGACCGTCCTCACAAAAGCTTCTATAATCAAAGATTTCGTATTTGCAACAAAAGATAATTTTTTATTTTATGCTTGGGTTTCTGCTACACAAAAGCTTAGTGTTGGCAATATGGACTACATTAAACATCATATGGAGTTTAATGATAGAATAAAATATTATTTTGGAAATCTTAAAGGAAGAAAATGGACTGAAGAGGATATAGAACTAGTAAATGGATGTAAACTCATTAGTAAAAGTAATGTTGCGGGAATTAGAGGAGGGGCAAAATTACACAAAAGGTACGACCTTATCGTTCTTGACGACTTCGAGCACGAAGCAAATACCATCACGAAAGAAGCTAGGGATAAGAATGCTAATCTGGTTACCGCTGTGGTATATCCTGCTATTGAGCCTCATACTGGTCGGTTGCGTGTTAATGGTACTCCCGTACATTATGACTCTTTCATTAACAATCTTATTAATAACTACGCACGTTCTCAAAAAGATGGAAAAGATTTTTCGTGGAGGGTTATTACTTATAAAGCATTATTGGATGAAGATACTCCATTATGGCAATCGTTTTTTCCAGTCTCGAAATTAAAAGAAAAGAAAAAATTCTATATAGATTCTGGTCAACCTCAAAAATTCTATCAAGAATATATGATGGAGGTAATGAGTGAAGAGGATGCTATATGGAGAAGAGACCATATTAGCTATTGGGATGGGTTCTACAAGCATGAAGATGGAAATAATTATATAGTAAAAGATGGTGAAGATATACCAGTTAATACGTTTATAGGATGTGACCCAGCTACGGATATTGATACAAAGCATAGTGATTTCTCAGTAATAACTGTAATTGCTATTGATGCTAATAATGAACTATATGTATTAGAATATGAAAGACATCGAAGCGTTCCTACAATCGGTTCAAAAAGTCCTTCGACTGGTGAGATACTTGGAAAGAAAGGAGTTGTGGATATAATCCTAGAATTACATGAAAAATATAATTGTATATCATCCACTGTAGAAGACGTTGCTATGAATAGAAGTATCTTTCAAGCCTTAAATGATGAAAGAAGAAGGCTAAATAAGTTCCATATTTCAGTAATTCCTGAAAAACCTGGCGGAACTCAGAAGCGAAATCGTATTTATAGTGGACTTTCTGCTCGTTTTAGCACCGGAACAGTGCATTTGAGGAAAAATATGTTTGATTTAATCAACGAAATTCTTACTTTCGGCCCGAAAATGGCTCATGATGACACAATAGAGAGCCTTTATTACGCACAAATACACGCTTTTCCACCTAATATGAAAAAGGATGAAAAGCAAAAACGATGGTTCAAGCCTATTAAGAAAGCAAAAAGTTGGCTTGTAGCATAAAATAAAAGGAATAGGTATGGGAATACTAAAAGAATGGCAAGCTAATCGAAGATTAAGAAAACTTGCTAAAAAAGGAAAAGTTGACAGAGTAGGAGCTAAGAAATCTGGTACTGTAACTTCAAAATCATATACTCAAAAAGCAAGAAAAGTAAAGAATAAATCTATGCCGGGTTTAGGAAAAACTGGAACAGTTTCTAGAGGAGCTAAATCTGCAGTTCATACTAAAGGCGGAACATACGTCAAGTATAAGAAAGATTCTAAAGCCGCTGGTTCATTTAGAAAAGCTTACGCAGCTGCTTGTTCTGGAGGTAAAGGTGGTAGCTTTACTTGGCAAGGGCGTTCGTATGCTTGTAGTGCAAAAAAAAAGTAAAAAATAACAAATCAGAATCTTCTCAAAGGTCAATGAGGAGGCAAATGGGAGGTTAGATGCCTAGATTTGGTAAACGTTCAAAAGAACGAATGAAAGGCGTTGACCCTAGATTGGTTAACGTATTAAATAAACTTATTAAGATAATGGATGTGACTATTATCGAAGGACTTCGGAGTAAGGAGCGGCAGCAGGAATTGTTAGCGCAAGGGAAAACTAAAGTAAAGTATTCCAAACACATGGAAGGAAAAGCTGTTGATCTCGCTCCTTACCCGATAGACTGGGAAGATAGAGAAAGGTTTCATTATATGGGTGGAATGCTAAGAGGAATTGGACATCAACTAGGATTGAAAATTCGTTGGGGCGGAGACTGGGATAGTGATGGTGAAATCAAGGATAATCGATTCGATGATTTAGTGCATGTCGAACTAAGAGATTAAAATGGCAAATAGAAAATATAAATTCAGAAGTGATGAATCAGTTGAAGCTTCAGCTAAGAGAAGAAAGAAGTTAGTAAGAGGCGTTAAGAAAGTTGCTAAAGGAGTAGCTAAGGCCGCAGAAACGGTTACTGACCCTTTTAAACTTGGTCAAAAAACAAGAAAATGGGCTAAGTCAGCTGAAGGTTGTTACGATAAGGCAAGAAAAAGAGGTTTAAGTAGGGCGGCTGCAGCTAAGCTTTGTGCAGTTGGTACTAAAGCTGCTAATAAAGCATTAAAGAAACCTGATATTAGAAGATAGTGGCGAGGCAAACTAAGAAAAATAAAGCTCAGGTAAATAAGCAATTATGGGAGAGAGCGAATAACTCTCATAGACAAAGGTGGCAAAGCCTTAGTCAAAAAGGATATGATTTTTATTTAGACGAGCAGCTAACTAAGGAAGAAAAAGACCAGTTAGAAGAATCTGGCATGCCTACCTTTACTATAAATAGGGTAACTCCTATTATAGAAATAATGAAATACTTTGTAACTGCTAATAATCCTAAGTGGAAAGCAGTTGGAGCTACTGGAGACGATGTAGATGCAGCTCAAGTTCATTCGGATATTGCAGATTATTGTTGGTATCTATCTAATGGAAAATCATTATATAGTCAAATTGCCTTAGACGCTTTAACAAAAGGAATAGGATATTTCTTTGTAGATGTAGATAAAGACGCTGATAGAGGAATGGGGGAAGTTAGGTTTAATCGACTTGACCCTTATGATGTTTATGTTGACCCAGCTTCTAGAGATTTCTTATTTAGAGACGCTTCTTTTATACAAGTTAGGAAAGTCATTGCAAGGCAAAGGCTTATTAATATGCTACCTCAATTTGAATCAAAGATTAAAAAGTGTACAAAAAGCACTGATGTAGTATCTTATTCTCAGAGAGATAGTTACGAAGGTGGAAGTACTCAACCAGAAGATATTACAATGGGTCTTAATATAGATGCTGAAGATGATGATTTAATCCCATACTACGAAACTTATTCTAAGAAAAAATTTCCATATTACAATGTGTGGATAAAAATAATGCCTACTCCAGCTGAAATGGAAGTCATACAAGAAGAAGTAAAGAAAAAGTTAGAAGACTTTGAAAAAGAAATAGAAGTAGGTCTTATAGAAAAAGAAATAAAGATTCAACAATCTCTAGAAAATGGCGAAATAATTCCTGAAAGAGCTAAGTTAGAAATAGATAGAGGTCGTGAACAAGCTCAACAAGCCATAGAAGAACAAAAACAAGTTATGACCGCTGAACTTCAAGACGCTGCTACAAAAGTTACTCAGCAAGTAATGACTGAAAAAGATTTCAATATCTTATCAAACTCGAAAGCTAAAAAGAATATTGTAGACAAAGTAAAGTTTTATGAGAATAGAATAATACAAACTTGCAGTGTCGGGGATGATGTATTTTTATATGAATATACATTACCAATGCAAGAATATCCCATTATTCCTATTCCATATATGTATACTGGTACTCCATATCCAATGAGTGCAGTTACTCCATTAATAGGAAAACAACAAGAAATAAACAAAGCTCATCAAATAATGCTTCATAATGCAAACCTAGCTTCTAATCTTAGGTGGATGTATGAAGAAGGTTCAGTCCCAGAAGATGAATGGGAAGCTTATTCTTCGTCACCGGGAGCTTTATTAAAATATAGACAGGGATTTACTCCTCCGACTCCAGTTTTACCAGCTCCAATTAATAATGCATTTTATTCTGTAGTTCAGGAGGGTAAGTCTGATGCTGAATATATTAGTGGAGTTCCTTCAGCTATGATGGGATTTACTCAAGAGCAAAATGAGACATATAGGGGATTGCTTGCTAATGACGAATTTGGTACTCGTAGATTAAAAGCTTGGATGGGAAGTGTTGTTGAACCAGCCTTAGAGCATCTTGGAAGATGTTTCCAAATGAGAGCTCAAAGACATTATACAATAGAAAAGGTATTTAGAATTGTTCAACCTGAAGCAGGTCAAACTCCTCAAGAGCAAGAAAAAGAAGTTAGAATTAACATTCCTATTTACAATGACTATGGAAAAGCAATATCTAGGTTTAAAGATTATGCAACTGCAAGATTCGATGTTCGAGTTGTAGCGGGGGCTACAATGCCAGTAAATAGATGGGCATTACTAGAGGAATATTTCAAATGGTTTCAAGCAGGATTGATTGATGATATAGCTATGGTATCTGAAACTGATATAAGAAATAAGAAACAATTACTTAAAAGAAAATCTGTTTATTCACAATTACAATCTCAGGTTCAAGGAATGGAAGGACAATTAAAAGATTTAACTGGTGAAAATGAAACTCTTAAAAGACAATTAGTTCAAGCTGGTATAAAAGGACAAGTTGATAAAGCAGCTGTAGAAACTAGAAAAGATTTATTAGAGACAGAAGCTGAACAAAAATTATTAAGAGGTATGTTAAGAAGCGAATTTGAAAGTATGAGAAAAGATATGAAGAGAGAATACGAAGCTTCTAAAGAAAAATTAAAGGATAAAGATGGCTCGGTGGACAAAGAGTAAATATCCCAATATGGCTAGGGGTGGCTCTAGTAATGGGAGATGGAAAGATGGAAGTAGCCAAACTCATTATAGAAACAAAACAAATGCGAAAGCTGGAGAAGTAGTTCATCATAAAGATGGTAATAAAAAGAATAATAACTCTTCTAATCTTGAAAAGATTTCAAAATCTCAACATAACAAAGAACACCCTGAAAAAGGTGGTCGCAGAAAATGTAAAAAAGGTTATGTTTGGAACATGAAAGTTAAAACATGTGTAGCAATTAAATAGTTTGAAAATTTGACTGTTATTCATAAATTAATAAAACTCTAAAAAGGAGATTAGTATGTCAGAACAAGTAGGTAACGCCGTGGAGGCCCCCGAAAGTAACAACGTACAAGATGCCGTAATGGGAATGTCGTCTAGTGATTTTTTCGGAGAACTAGATAACCAAGTCCAAGGTGGCATGATAGACGAACCTTCACAACCAACCTCGACACAAAGCGATAACACGCAGGCGAGCCCTAATGATGAAGTTCAGGAACAAGTATCACAAGTGGATACTTTACAAAAAAGGTATAGTGATTCAAGTAGAGAAGCAAAAAGGTTAAACGGAAAACTTTCCGAAATTGAACCTTATATGCCTATACTGGATGCTATGCGAGAAGACCCCAATTTAGTAGCTCATGTGAGAAACTATTTTGAGGGTGGTGGTCAAACCCCACAGACTATGCAAGAAAGACTACAATTAGGAGAGGACTTTGAGTTCGATGCTGATGATGCTTTCTCTAATCCTGAATCTGATTCAGCAAAGCTATTTGGAGCTACCATTGATGGTATTGTCCAAAAAAGGTTAGATACGGCTTTGCAAGGTCAAAGACAAGAAAATGTAAAACTGGCAAAAGAAACTACTTTTCGTAAGCAACATGATATGTCGCAAGAAGAATGGGATGACTTTGTTGAATTTGCAAAATCTAAATCATTAGACCTTGAGGATATTTACTATTTAATGAATCGTGAAGGAAGAGAGCAGGCAGTTGCAGATAATACTAGGAATGAGGTTCACGAAAAGATGCGTGAAGTTCAAGAACAACCGGGTACTTTAGCAACGCAAGGCAGTGTAGAAACTGAACAATCTCCTGACGATACAGTCTTTGACGCTATTCTGGGTTCGACCAATGAACTAGAAGAAGCGTTTGGTATTTAATATCGAGCGCAATTAATCCTTAAAAAAAGGAGCTCAAAATGGCTGATGTTTTTGGAATGGAAACATATGGCGCAGGGCCGGATTCGTGGAATGCTGGTTCTGGTAAGCTTACTGGCGACCTTAGACGTAAGTACAATTTTGGGGATAGAGTTTCTGAACTAGCAATAGCTCAAGACCCTTTCTTTCGATTTGTATCTAAAGTTGCAAAGAAGCCTACAGATGACCCTGAGTTTAAGTTTACCGAACGTAGGGGTTCGTTTCATAAGCGATACGCTTATTCGACAGCTCATGGTGCAAGTTCTTCTGTAGCTACTACTGGCGATGCAACAATAGCCGCTGGTGCAGTAGACGCAGGTGACACCTATTATTTTAAAATGGGTACGGACTATGAGAACAAAGGTAACATGACTAGTATTTCTGGTCAATCAACAGGAGCAGTAGCAGTTGGAGATGCTAACACAGCACCACAATTCTTTCTCAATGACCAAGTAATTAAAATTAATTACAGGGGAGAAGATGAAGGTAGTGCTTTTACAACACCAACTGGATACTTACTCGCTAAGATTAAATCAGTAACTGCAGTATCAACCACACATCAAATACTTCAATGTGAGATTGTGAAAGGTACTTCAAGCGCTGTTGATCTAATGTGGGAAAGCGCAAGTGCTGCAGTTTCAACTGTTTACAATAAAACAATCGCTACGGATTTAGAACCAAAGCGTTGTTACGTTGTAGGTTCAGCTCACGGGCAAGGAACTGGTTATCCTGACACATGGAAAGACCAACCTTTCTCCACAGGTTTTGGACTAACTCAAATTTGGAAAACAGCTATGGCGATGGATAACACGACTCGTGCAACCGTCCTAAAGTATGAACCGAATGAGTTTGCAAGAATCTGGCGTGAAAAGCTGATAGAGCATAAATTCGATATTGAGCAATCATTATTGTTTGGCTCTCAATCTACTGCAAGTGATGGAGTTCAATACACTCAAGGAGCTGTTGATTTTTGTGTTAACTATGGTAATATCTTCACAGGTAGCACTATTGGTTCAACAAAATCACAAGATGACTTTCTTGATGACATGTCTCAATTCTTAGACCCACGTTACAATAACTCTAATGCTACATTGTTCTTGGTATCAACTGATGTATATAATTGGTTCCATAAACTTGGTGGTTACGTTAATGCTAACATGAAAAAGACTGACCTTGGTAGCCAAAATTCTTTTGCAGCTACATCAGAGTTCAGTATTGGTGGTAAGAAGAATGTCTATGGTGTAAACATTACTCAAGTTTATACTCCTTATGGAGTTATGAATTTGGCTCGTAATATTCACTTAGATGGAACTGAAATCAAGATTCTTGCAGTGAACATGAAGTATTGTGCATACAGACCATTAGTAGGTAATGGACTGAATCGTGATACTGCAGTTTATGTAGGAGTTCAAACTCTTGAAAACAGTGGTGTTGACCGAAGAGTTGATTTAATTCAAACCGAGGCCGGTATGGAATGGCAGATGCCAGAAGCCCATGCGGTCTGGAAATAGGAGGTTAAATCATGGCGATACCTAGATATGGCTCAAATGCAGAAGGAAACAGTCTCGATAACTTTTCTGAATCTTATACTGGTTCAGCAACTTGGGACGCTGGTTCAATAGCTGATGGTGACGAAGAAGCAAAAGAAATTACTGTTTTAGGGGCATCCCTCGGTGATTTTGTTTTGGTAAGTTCATCAGTAGATGCAGCTGATTTAGTATTAAATGCTCAAGTAACAGCGGCTGACACAGTCACAGCTATTCTTGCAAATAATACTGGAGGAGCTGTTGACTTAGCTTCAGCAACTGTATCTGCATTAGTTATAAAGAAACAATAATCTGAAATCTGAGAGGTAATAGCTCAGTATAATGATATTAGAGGGGGGCTTTTTAGCCCCTCTCTATGAAAAGGAAATATGGCAACAACAGAAATAACACAAAGTATTAAAGACATCACTGGGGAATCTTCTCTAAGTTCTCATGTGATAGAAGACGGTCAAAGGTTTGTTACTGCAAGTCTACCAAAGCATTTATTAGAGAATATGGTTGCTAGAGCTGGTAGTTCTAACGATGGAAGTGCTATGACAGCAGCTAATAATGATTCTATTGTAGATGTTCAGAGAGATGGATATTCTTGTAAAAGGGTTCCATTATCTCAAGCAAAGTGGGTGGCTGATTCTACAAGTTTGCATTACGCAACGGCAAGGCATCCAGTTTATTATTTTCAACAAAATAGTGGAATAATGATAGTTCCAGCTACTGCTGGAGGAGCAGTCGGGTATTATTTTCATGTTGATTCATCTCTTATTGATGATGATTCAGATTTAAGGAATATAGTTATTAATCATGCTTGTTCAAAAGAATTTTCAAGATTGGCTAAGGGTGAAACTCTTTCTCTTACATGGTCTAATATACCAGTTCCTTCAGCCCCTTCTTCTCCTTCTTTTACAAATCCTGACTTAGTACTTCCAAGCGCACCTATATTTATTCCACCTACTATGCAGGCTCCTAATTGGTCTGATGTAGAAAATTGGATTACCACTGAAGAAGATTCAGAAATGTTAAGTTCTAGAGTACAGGCGATACAAGCTCAAATAGGAGACTTCTCTGCAAGATTAAGTTCTTCTCAACAAGAGTTCAATCAAGGGAATACAGAATTTCAAGCCAAAATACAAGAACAGCAACAAGAAGTAAGTTTAAAACTTCAAAAAGAAAATCAAGAATACGCTGCAAAAATTCAAAGATATGGAGCTGAAGTCAATGAGTATTCTTCTAGAGTTAATGAGATGGTTCAAATAAATCAAGGTAAAATAGCTGAATGGCAAGCTGAAAGTGGTATGAAAATGAATCATTATTTACAAATGTCAGCTCAATATTATAATTGGTGTCTTTCAGAAATAAAAACATATATAGAAAATCATCCTACTACTTTGGATAAGATGATGCAAATGAGGGAAGCGGCTAAGTAATGGCAGATAAATTTTTAGTAAGATACGCAGCTTCAGCTCTTCCAATAGAGCAATTAGAAGCTACAGATACAAGTCAATCAAGTAGAATAGTTCATAGTTCTATTGATAAAAATCTTGCAGGTTCAGGCGAGGCTGATTGTGGTGCAACTGCTTCTAATGTAAGGTATAAAGATTATACTACGACTACATCAGATGTCCACTTAAATACAATAATGTCGGCTACTTTAACTGGAATAGATTTAGTTTTTGTAAAAATAAGAGAAGCTGGTTCAACTGGAACTCCAGATTGCACTATAACATTTGGAACTCAAATTGTTTCAAAATTAACTAAAGTTGATGATTGTGTTTTGATTAGACCTTCAGCTTTAGCTGGTTCTTCTTTGAAGTTTAAATCTAGTGGAGCTACTGAAGTTGCGAAAATTGATATAATGTGGGGATTAGAATCATGACAGTACAAGAAATTATGGAAAGAGTTGGAAGTAAAGATACTAATAAAACAATCGCTTATATTAAGGATGCTATTAATGTTATTCAATCTAATTACGATGAAAATGTAGCAACTTGGAAAACAAATATAGTTGATGGAACAAGAGATTATCCGATACCAGCTAATTTAATAAGGATTAAAAGTATATCAGTATACGATACAAATGATAAAAAATATAAACGAATAAGGCGAATGATTCATGACCCTATTGTTCGTGAGGACACAGACCCAGAATGAGCATTAATACAGAAAAAAATTGGGTATATTCTGTTGTTGGTAGAAACATACAACTATACCAAAGAAGAGACTCAACTGATTTAGCAACTGTCGGTGGGTACAAGGTAAGACTTCCACTTAACAATAATTGGGATACTTTAATGTATCCAGATGAAAGCATTACAAATGGATTATTATATGAGGGAACTGCTTACATAGAAGCATTTGTTAATAATGACCCAAATGCATTAAATGGTGGAGCTCAACCAACTCTTTCTGAAATTACAAGTCCTATTGAAACATCTCATGTTAATTTAAATAGATTGCTATCATTAGCGGTGGTTGATTATGTAAAAGCAATGCAACATGAAGATAATGGAGATTTAGATAGAAAAGAATACTATATGAAACAATTTTATAAAAAACTAGGAGACAATGAAAGCAATAAAAGAATTATTTCTATATCTGTTCCTAGTGGAACTTACGCAGTAAAATAATGGCTAATTTACAAGATTATAGTTTACAAGAAAGAATGAATTCAATAAATGGTGATGACTTACATGAGTACACTTATAGAGAAGCTCTTAACAAAAAGTTAAAATCTTTAGGAACTCATAATTCTGTAGATTACAGTGGAATATCATATCAAAAATACACATCTACTGAAGCTTTGAATATTATATATAAGAATTCTGGTTACTACGATATGACAGGTCAGGAAGTTTTAAACCTTATGGTTTCTGGTAATACTAATAAATATAAATACACAGAGCAAGAAGCTTTGAATGAAATAGAAAATTCAACAAACTTCAATAACGGTATTCCTTCATGACAACATGGGTAACTGACGCAAACGAAAACGCTGGTTCTTTTACTTACGATGATAAGAGAGCAACTGGTTCATTTACATATAGAGGTAATGAGGTAGGAGTTTCTTGGGCAACTCAATCAGGTGAATTAGCTGGTAGCTTTACTCATTCTCCAGATGGTATAGAGGGTATTTACTTTCTTACAGATTTTGGGTTTATACCTTATTGGGATAGCAACGAAGATTATTGGAATTTATTAACATTGTCATGGGGTGATTAATGGCTAATTTAGCAGGTCAATTAATAAAAGATAGTTATAAAGATTTATTAACTATAGCTGGAACTACTGCAAATGAAGGTCTAACAGGTTCAGCTAAGCAAATATTTGATGGGGAAGGTGTAGCTAGTGCATTATGGGTAAGTACAAATTTATTGCAAGTTGGTTCAACTTCTACAACAGCTAGTATAGATATTCATGGAGACATGACATCTAAAGCAATAAAGTTAAGAGATTCTAGTAATTCAGTTCATGAAGTAATGGATGTTTCTACGGCTGGGGAAGTTGAATTAAAAACAAATATTAAAACAAAAGGTTCTGTTACTTTTACTAAAGCTGGTCATGAAAATTTAGTAATGAGTGCTGAAAACGGAACTATGGAAAGAGGTGATGGTACTAAAGGTAAAGTAAAATTAGGAGACACATCTGTTTCATTAAGAAAAGAAAGCACTGATTTATTAGTTGCGAAATCAGATGGTACTATAAAATTTCAAAGTGTAAGTTCTCTGCCGTCAAACCCCGCGGCTGGAGATATAGTAAATTACAATGGGGTAATAAACGTAGGAGTTTAAAATGGCAAACTGGGTAGAGTTAGTCGATGCTACTTCATCGCAAACTTTAACAAATAAAACACTAACGACAGCGGTTCTAGGAAGTTCAACAGCCACCACGCAGTCGCAAGGTGACAATTCAACAAAGGTGGCTACTACTGCATATGTAGATACTGCAGCTGCAGCGGGTGATACTACATTAGCAGATGGCAAAATATGGGTAGGTAATGGTAGTGGTGAGAAAGCAGAAAAGACTCCATCTGGAGATTTAAGTATGTCAAATGCTGGTGCATTTACGGTTACTGGTTCTGCTGGAGACTTTACAGTTGGTACTTCACTAAGAACTGCAACCATAGACTATACAGATGGTGACTTAGCTATGACAATAGCAGATGGTGGAGGAGTTACAACTAGTGGAGACCTCGCTGTTACTGGAGACCTAACTGTTACTGGTAATGATATTAAATCTAGTGGTGGAACAACGGCTATTACAATGTCAGGAGCGGATGTCTCTATCGCAGGTGATTTAACTGTAACTGGTAAAAACATAACAACTACCGCTGAGGTATTAAAAATAAATGACAATACAATAGTTTTAAATGCTGATTTAAGCGCTACTACGGATGTTGATTCGGGTATTGTTGTAGAAAGAGGTGGTTCAGGTGATAACGCTATATTTTATTGGGATGAAGGTAGAGATTTATGGCGTTTTGGAACAAATGATGATGCAGACTTATCAACATCTCCTACTTATGCGGCTGATGTAATGCAGGTTAGGATAGATGGGGCGGCAATAAACACTAGTTCTACTGAAGTTCCTATTGGACATTTTCAATATCATGATGGTTCTCTTTATCTTAGGGTTGAGGATTAGTGAGTAAGTTAGCAGTTGTAAATGAGAAAAGTAATAAATCAGAAAATAAATTAAATGTAAAAGATACTGATTTTTTACTAAAGCTTATAATGAGGTCTTCTTTTGATGGGACTGAATTAGAAGTTGCTCATTCTGTATTGACAAAATTAGCAGAATTTCATAAGGTTAATCTTGAAGCTTGAACTTTCATCTGACGAATTGTATCTATTAAAATCGTCTGTTGAGAACCTTACAATAAAAGGCTCTGACTCCCCTCGTGTTGCCAAACTCCTACAGAGACTAATCAATGCCTTTGATAAACAAGTGGCAAAAGATAGCGAAGCAAAATAATGGCTAATTGGAAAAAAATCGCATTTACTGATACCGCTCAAACCATATCTGGTGTTCAAACATTCTCTGATAATGTAACATTAGACCTTAATACAGCAAATGAAGGTTTAATAATAAAGAATACCCATTATAATAGTGTAATTGATTTCCATAGAGCATCTACTGCTACTGCTAGAATCCAAGTACACGAACCGGGTGCAGTACATACAAGTTCTTTAAAATTCTATACAAGTGATGCAGATAGTTCAGCACCTAATCTTCAGTTAGCCTTCATGATTGGCTCTGATTTAAAAATAAGCACATATGGAGATATGGATGTAGGAAATAGCAATATTGCAGATACTACTATCAACATTGAATCAAGTTCAAGTGGAGACCCTAGACTCAATTTTAAATCTACGACTGACCGAAGTGCTAATATTGATTTTACTGAAGGTGGCACGCTACAAGGTTCTATATATTACAAACATGATGGAGATACTATTGGTATTTCTACTGGAAGCACAAATAGAACTGCAAGGTTAAGTATTAATGAAACAACTAGCACACTTACTAGCAATCTTTCATTAGAAGGAAGCCTAATAGGAGATTCTACAAACTTTGACATATATCAAACATCGTCTGATGCTTCTGATAACAGAAGAACAAGAATTGGTGGTGGAGGAGATGTTTCGCAGTCAAGAGGTGCTTATATTGAACTAGCAGGTAATGAGCATAGTAATACTGGTCAGCTTATATTAAATGCAGGTGATGTTAGTGGTGGAGATATACTTTTTAAAACAGATAATACTACCAGATTAACGATTGATGATACAACTGGTAATGCCACATTCGCTAGTACAGTAACTATTGATGTTGCTCAAAGTGGTGGGGCGTTAATTATTGATAATGATACGGCAGGGAAAGGTGGTATTGTTTTTCAAGATGGTGGTACAAGTACAGGAGCAGTTGGATTAACTGGGTTTATTACAGGAGATAGCACTACTGATATTGGTTTATGGTCTGCATCGGGTTCTGGTATTGGATTTTTTGTTAATGGTAGCGGTACAAGAGTTGCTCATATTACTTCTGGAGGATTATTTGGTATAAATAAAACACCAGATACATATCAACTCGATGTAGCAGGTAGTGCAAGGTTTACAAATACCTCTGGTAATTTAGTCAGAATGACTGGAGCAGGTAATTCTTCATTTTATGTAACTGCTACTGGTCAAATAACTCATGCATCTACTACGGGAAACACAGCATTTACGATTGACCAACAAGGCTCTGGAAGCACTCTTCTTGTTAAAGACCAAAATACAGGTAGTGCTAGAACTATGGTTGCTTTTTATAGTGGTTCGGAAAGCCGATTCCAATTTGAACAAGATAGTAGTGAC